CGTTTTTGGCGATAACCCTGGCGGACTATGGAAAAGTCATCCAAAAATGGCTGGACCATGGCCTCGTCGCCCCTTGGGATAATGTTTCGTTTAAGAAACATCATCTTACTGGTCTCCCCCTATTCCTAGGAGGTTTCCTTGAGCGTGTGTTTGACCCGGCTAGTGGAGTGTTGCTTGATGAACCAGACATAGAAGCAATCTATGCTCTTCGTCAGCTAACGCTGATGTTTAGCAAGATCGCTCTCCCTCAAGACTCACCGCAAGGCGAGTCTACGCGGGTTGTAAGTCCGCGTCGTGAGAGACGAGCTATGTCTGAATTCGTCTCGTGTGAGCAGGATGTTAGGAGGGCTGATGCTCTTCTTGATCCTGACTATATGTCAGATTTCAAGAGAGTTTCTAGCCTGCTTTTCAGCGATCTCTTCGCAAAGATGGACAGAGATGTCCACTTTGCAAGGCTCGTTGGTAAGCACGGCCCAGGCGTTGTCGCAGATAAAATTAGCAGTAATGCTAAATGGAATCTGCGAACCTGGACCGCTCGACTCCAAAAGCTGTTTCCAGCTGAGGAGTTCCTCATTCCGAATGTCTCTTATACTGGAGACCTTAAGAATGAGATTAACATCCTTGAACCCGAGGCAGAGATCCCGGTTAGGGTGATCTCTGTCCCTAAAACGCTCAAGACTCCTCGTCTAATTGCCATTGAACCGGCTGCTATGCAGTATGCGCAGCAGGCGCTCCTTGACAGTTATAGACGTGCGCTTAAGGAGGATGGTTTCCTCTCACGCGTGATCGGCGATGAAGACCAAGATCCTAATCGGATCATGGCTCAATCAGGTTCACACAACGGTGACCTGGCCACACTAGATCTTAGTGAGGCGTCCGATCGAGTCTCGAATCAGCATGTACGAGCTATGCTCGCAGACTACCCAGAATTGCTATGGGCAGTTGATGCTTGCAGGTCTCGGAAGGCTGACGTACCTGGCCATGGCGTTATACGCTTGGCCAAGTTCGCGTCGATGGGTTCAGCTCTTTGCTTTCCTATGGAATCTATGGTATTCCTTACCATTATTTTCCTGGGAATTGAGCGAGAGCTCAACACTCTACTTTCCCGGAAACAGTGTGAACTGTATTCTGGGCGGGTGCGTGTCTTCGGGGATGATTTGGTTGTCCCCAGAGACGATGTGCTGTCCGTCGTTGATGAACTTAGTGCTTTTGGGCACAAAGTTAACATCAGCAAGAGCTACTGGATCGGAAGATTCAGAGAATCTTGCGGCAGGGAATACTACGATGGCCATGACGTTAGTATAGTCAAGGTCAGAGAAGTACTTCCTACACGACGGCAGGATGCTAGCGGTGTTATATCTGCGGTTTCCCTCCGAAACC